AAAAAAGAAACAGCAGACTATTCAGCTATCACCACATGGGGTATTTGGTATCCTAGTGAGGATGAAGGGGCTAATCTCATACTGCTCGATGCCATCAAAGGTAGATACGAGTTCCCTGAATTACGGAGATTGGCCCTTGAACAATATAAATACTGGCAGCCAGAAACAGTCATTGTCGAGGCGAAAGCATCAGGTTTACCTCTAACATACGAGCTTAGAAAGATGGATATACCTGTTGTCAACTTCTCACCGTCGAAGGGAAATGATAAGCATGCACGTGTAAATGCTGTTGCACCTTTGTTTGAATCTGGTATTGTATGGGCACCTGATCAGAAATTTGCAGAGGAAGTCATTGAAGAATGTGCTGCGTTTCCGTTTGGGGATCATGACGACTTGGTTGATAGTACAACCCAAGCGATTATGCGATTCAGACAGGGCGGTCTGATCGGACACCCTGAAGACTATGTCGACGAAAAGGTCGAAAAAATTAAAAGGAATTATTACTAATATGACAATAGTAACTAAAGGAATGGGAGCTGTTTTAAAATCTATTAAAGGTTTAAAAAAGTCTAAAGTGTTTCCAGGATCTGGCGCAAGAAAACAATTAGTTGACGAATACGTAAAAGAAAAGAAAAAAAATCCAAGAGGAATAAGTTCTGAAAGTCTTGAAACAGACCCAAGAATGGAACGTATAAATCGAACCCAAAGTCGAAGAAATAGAGCAGCTATAAAAATAAAAGAGTTTAGAAAAAATAGAGGAAAATTTTCTGGTGCAACTACAAATGTTCCTGGACAGATACAAAGAAGTCCTTCTTTTAAACCAGGATCTAAAGTTGTACAAAGAGGTCCAATGGCTACTTTGTTAAAAGCAGGTGATAAGAAAAAAAATCTTAGAAAATTTAAAGCACAAATTAAAAAGGAACAATAATGGCAATTAGAGCAGGAATGTCCGTTAAAGACGCTATCTTACAACTCACACGAGGTTTTGAAAAAGTTATGGGTAGAAAACCTGATGGGTTGGAGAAAATAAAAATTCAACAAGAAGCGGTTCAAAGATTAAAAAATTTAGAAAAAGTTGTCGACATGAAGGGCAATGTTATTGATACATCCAAAGGTATTGTAGGTGGTAGACAGATTCAAGAGAATCAAGAATTTGGAAAAGCCTTACGAGAGTATCTGATGAGAACAGATAATCCATATTCAGATTTAGTAAAAGAAACTAAGAAAGGACCTAAGACTCTTGAGCAAAGAAAAAAAGAAGCAGAAGAAGCTTTGAAAAATAAAAATGTTAAACCAATAAAAGATCCAGAAGACATGGCACAAGGTGGACGTGCAGGGTTTGCAAATGGAGGACCAGGAGCACCAAGTATAATAACTGGAGGTGCAGATGCACCAAGTATAAAATTAGATGCCAAAGGTAGTAGAACTGGTAGAGAACAAATTAGAGGTGCACCAGAAGGTATTACTAAAGACGAAGAAACATTTAATGCAATCATAAGTGCAGATATACCAATATCTGAAAAAATAGATCTATTATCAAAATTACAATACAGTAAATCTAGAAGTAGAATAGAAGCAGGTGGTCAAGAAATATTTATGGATGAAGGTGGATTTAAAAGTAGAGACATTGGATTAGGTTTTAACAAAGAGGCTATGCTTGAAGGCAGTGACAAGGAAGGTATCGGTGGAATTTTAATGTATAATTTAGAAACAGGTGAACCTGAATTTAATGTTGGATTTAAGAAAAAATTTAATTTTGCAGGTGGAGGCCGTGCAAACTTTGACAAAGGCGGAATGTCTAGAAGACAGTTTATGAAAATTATGGGAGGACTTGCATCACTACCTATTCTTGGTAAATTTTTCAAAGGTGCAAAACCTGCAGCTAAAGTTGCAGACGTTGTAACTAAAACAAAAGCAGGACAACCACCAGAATACTTTTTTGATCTAGCAGCAAAAATTAAAATACTAGGTAAAGAATCAAGTTCAGCTCCACGAGAGAGAATGATAGAAGTCAACTATAAAAACTATTCACTACAAGAAGATCTAGTAACAGGTGATATGACAATCGTAAAAAGAAAAGGAGATCCTGATTTTGCTTACGAAGAAGAGGTTATGGTACTTAGAAAAGGTCAGGCAGATGAAACAACAAAAGGTAAAACACCACCAGATGAATATGAAGAACTTACAGTTAGACCAGATCCAGAGGGTAAGATGAAAGATGTTGAAGACGGTATCGAGCCAGAAAGTATTCAAGAAATTGTAGAAGAAGTGGGTCAAGGTGGTGGTAATCTTGATCAAACAACTTTAGAAGAAATTGCAAGAGGTAGATTAGCTTCTGGTGGAAGAGCATCTTTTTCAAAAGGTGGTATACTTACATATTTAAAAAATTTATTAAACTTTATGGCTAAACAGGAAGGTCGAAAAGGTTCGGATCAATTAAAAGTATTGAATCCTAAATCGTTTCCTAGAAAAATTAGAACTCGTATGACTGCTAAAGATTTAAAAGATGTAGAAGCTAATAGAGCAGAATATCTTCAAAGTTTATTAGATATGTTAGAAGCGGATAAAAGAAACATGGCAAAAATGAAGGGAACAGCAGATCAAGTATTTAAAGAATCTATAAAAGAAGCTATGGCTACTGGTGACGCTGAAAAAATAGATTTACTTAAAAAAGCTGGTAGAGATTTAATAAGAGCTCAACAAGAAAGAGGAATACCTTATTTAAAAATATTAAGACAGTTTGACGATACAAATATCGATGATACAATCTCAGAAGGTCAAAAGATGTTAAAAGATTTTCAAATTAAAAAAGGTCTTAGAAAATTAAACGCATCTGGTGGCGTTGCAATGATGTTAGGACAATAATGAATCCATTAAAATTTAGAATGGCGATGGATTACTTGACGAGGATCAAAAAAGTTAAACCAGATCTTCCAGATGTTTTTCCTGCAAGCCAAGCACCAATACCTGAAAAAACTTTAACTAGAGATATGTTTAAAGAAGCTCAAGAAAGATTTAAAAACGCAAAAGCAGATGGCGGTATGTTAGTAAAACCAAGTGCTGATGGGTCAAGACCTGGGTATGCTAAAGTTAAATCTGTGAAAAATATAAAAGGTAAAGATAGAACAACTTTTGTAAGATCACCTTTAGATAAGGACGAGCTGTCCACTTTTAAAAATTATTTAAATCAAAGAGATGACATAAATATTCCTGATTTAAATAAAAAATCAGAATTAGAAATAAAAAAATGGTTTGATCAAAATAATTTAAGTGATCGTTATACTCAAATAAAATCAGATATTAGACAAAACAAAATAAATATTGATACCGTTAATGTTGGAGATAAAAAAATGTCTCCCGACAGACTTAAACAATTAAAATGGATTGCAACTAATTCAAAAAAATACTCAGATCCTAATAAATTTATTGATGATTTTAAAACAAAATTTAAAGTAAAAGATTTATCAAAAGCATCTTTATTTTCGGAAGCTAGTTTAGGTGGTGGTCAACGAGGAGAAAGAAGAAAATTTACTTTAAATGTTTTAAATAATTCTAAAAATAAAATTGTATCGTACGGAACAAAAAGAAATATTTTTTCTTTCTTACCTGGTTATTCAGAAGCTGAATTATTTAAAGCTGCCATGGTTCAAAATAATCCTCAAGTTGTTAAAAATTTAAAAAATTCTTTTGATTTAATTGAAAAAGAATTTTTAGATATGAAAAACATGATGAGTGAAAAGGGAGTTTTTACTGCAACAGTTGAAGAAGCATTAGAGTTAAAATTAAAAGGAAAATTTAAATATTTAAATAATTTTGACATATTACCTGGAACAACTGAAGACCCTGGTCTACTAGGTAGGGGTATTTTTAGAACAAGTTTAGAAAACAGCGGAATATCTTCCAAAGCTATATCCATGTATTCTGCTTTAAGTATGAACTCTAATTATATGAAAAATATAATTAGAGGATTAGAAACAAATCCAGATGCTTTTGGAACAATTTATCAATTAAAACCCAATGAAATAAAAAAAGTTGTTAATGGTTGGAAAAAAGTGGAATTAGGACAAGCATCGGCAAAAGCTTGGGTTGATGAAATGGATAAAATTCTTGGTGAAAAAGGTTTTAACAATCTTTTTGGAAACGTAATTTTTGAACACAAAGTTGCAAAAAAATTTGGAAAGACTTGGACTTATTTTCCAAGAGATTATTTATTACAGGGTCAATTTAGTAATGCTGAATTTAACTTAGCTAAATTTAATGCTTTTGATAAACCAATGATTAAGTTAATTCAAAAATATGAAAACTCACCCAAAAGTAGAAAACCTTTTATAAGATTACAAATGGAAACTCTTCTTAATGATTTTAATAAAGTTTCTAATAATTATATGGGAGACTATGGTTTAAGTTTTGAGGGTAAAAAATTTAAATTTGTAGATAAATCTGAAAGAACTCCTTTTGGAAATGTAAATAGATATGCTAAAGATAAAACTTTAGCAGCTCAAGAAATGTATGATACTGCTACAAAAGGTTTTGACGTTGAAAAATTAAAAGCAACAAAATTTAGACCAGAACAAATTAATGCAATTAAAAAATACGATTTAAAACAAAAAGAATTTTTAGGAAGACTACAACCACCAACAAGAGAAGCTGTAACAGTTGGTTCTTTAGATTTACCTTCAATGTACAGAAAACTAGGTCCAGGTGCTAGAAAAGTAGTGGCTGGTGCGGGTGGTCTTTTATTACCAGAAGTTATATTTTATGAAATAGATAAAGCCAACAGAATGTCAAAAGGGGTATCTGAAAAAGAAGCTGCAGCTGGCGCGTTTGAAAGTGCAACACTAGGGGCTTATAAAAGTAAAGCTTATATGGATAACTTAAAAAAAGTAGCAGAATCTATGGGAATAGATTCTAAATCTTTTGATTCTGCCTATGATCTTAATATTTTGAATCAAAGTTATTTTCAAAATAAAAAAAATTTTGAAAATCAATATGTAAATTTACTTGAAGCAGGAGAGGAACAAAGAGCAGATACTCTTAAAAAAAATTTTGATGCATACACAAAAAGATCAGAAATAGAATATGCTGATTTATCTGGCAACATTTCAGATATTATAAAAAATACTGTCGGTGCCTCACCTATGGCCATAAGTAGAGGAAGAGAAAATATTACACAAGAAGAATTTACAAAACCTTTTTTTGATATGCAAGAAGTGGCTTTAGAAAAATTAAGACGAGAAAAAATTATGGCTGCTCCTACTCAAAAAAGACAAGTTGATACCACTGCTGGAAGCATGGGAGAAAGCTTTTATCAAACGTTTGATCAATTAACACAAGGTGCAAAAAATTTATTACAAGGTCGAGTAATACCATTTGCATCTAAAATTGGACTACCTCAGTATGAACCACAACCATCTCAAAGAGCAATATTAAGTGATACTTTACAAAATTTAAGCGACAGAGATTTAGAAAGATTTAATTTAGGTAGAGGATATGTTCAAAGCGCTCCTGTAAGTGATCTAGATGTGCAAAATTTAAGACTTCAACAACCAGGTGCATTTTTTGCAGGTGGTGGTATAGCTAAACTAGCTGGTGTAGATTCAGGACCCCCACCAGCATCTGGCCCCAACTCACAAGGGTTGCAAGGTCTAATGAAACGTGTTAAGAGAATATAGGAGTATAAATGGCAGATATAGAAAAAGGACTCCCTAACACTCGAACTAAAATTGACATTCCTACAGAAGAGGAAATCAAAGAAGTTAGTGTTGAGGAAGAGATAGTAGATAAACCACCAGTAGAGGTAATACCTGAAGAAGATGGTGGTGCAACTTTAGACTTTGAACCGGGAGCTATAAATATACCGGGAACAGAATCACACTTTGATAACCTAGCAGATATTTTACCAGACGATGTTTTAGAACCAATCGGTAACGAGATGGTGCAAAACTATATGGATTATAAATCTTCTAGAAAAGATTGGGAGAGAGGATACACAGAGGGGCTTGACTTACTAGGATTTAAATACGAAAACAGAACAGAACCTTTCCAAGGAGCATCTGGTGCAACACACCCTGTTCTTGCTGAAGCTGTTACACAGTTCCAAGCACAAGCATACAAAGAATTATTACCAGCAGACGGACCAGTTAGAACACAAGTTATTGGTGTTAAAAATCCACAAACAGAACAACAAGCTGGTCGTGTAAAAGATTTTATGAACTATTTAATTATGGATCAAATGCAAGAGTATGAAGCAGAGTTTGATTCTATGTTATTTCATTTACCACTAGCTGGTTCTACATTTAAAAAAGTTTACTACGATGTGCCACTTGGAAGAGCGGTATCTAAGTTTGTACCTGCAGATGAATTAATAGTTCCATACACTGCAACAAGTATTGATGATGCAGAAGCAGTGATACACACAATAAAAATATCTGAAAACGAATTAAGAAAACAACAAGTATCTGGTTTTTATAGAGATGTAGAACTTGGACCACCCGGTAATGTTGAAAGAAACGAGTTAGAAAAAAAAGAACGTGAATTAGATGGCACAAAAAAATCTGGTAAGAACGAACCAGTTTATACTTTGTTAGAGTGCCATGTAAATTTAGACTTAGAAGGTTTCGAAGAAGTTGGTGCCGATGGACAACCAACAGGAATAAAATTGCCCTACATTGTAACTGTAGAAGAAGGCAGCCGAGTAGTGC